CAAAGAAGCCGGCGTTGCCGGCACGCAGAGGTATTGCCCATGGCAAAGGTAATCGCACAGATGACCATCCAGTTGCCGCGCCTTATGGAGGCCGGCGAATATCGCAAACTCCGGTTCGCCGGTCGCCACCCGAGCCTGCAGCAGCTCAAGCGCTGGATCGAAGACGGCACCGTGATCGGCGAGATCAAGGGCGGCCTGTATTTCGTCGACCTGCAGGCCGAGCTGCTCGGCAGCAACGACCCGCTACTCCAGCAGATGACCCAGGTGGCGTGATGGCTCCCCCTCGCAAACGAACAACTAAAAACCGCGCCCTGCCCGATAACCTGTACCCCAATGGGAAATACTGGCAGTACCGCAACCCGATCACCGGCAAGAAGACCAGCATCAACAAGCCACTGGCCGAGGCCATCAAGCTGGCCCGGGCTGCCAATGCCAAACTGGCGCCACTGATGGCCGATGACGGCCAGCTGCTGTCCATGCTCACCGGGGAAGATGCGCCGACTATGCGGCGGCTCTGTGATCGTTTCGAGGAAGAGTTCCTGCCCAGCCGAGGTCTGGCCGCCAGTACCGTCAGCGAAATACGCATCAAGCTGGAGCGCTACCGTGCCGACCTGGGCAGCAAGCTGGTCGGGCAGCTGGATGTGCTGGCTGTTGCCGAGTACCTGGACCAGTTCGAGAACAACGCCTACACCAAGCACCGCGGGTTACTCACCCAGCTCTTCGACTTCGCGGTGGCCAAGGGCCTTGCCGACCGCAACTGCGCAGAGATGACGCTGCGCAAACGAGAGGCCGAGAAGGTGCGCGCTCGCCACACGGTCGAGGGCGTACAGAAGATCCTGAATGCCGACACAACACCCGACTGGCTGCGCCGCGCCATCCGCCTGGCCCTGCTCAGCCTGCAACGCCGGGAAGACCTGGTAACGCTCAAGCGCACGGATGTGGACATGGCCGAGGGCGTGATCCGGCTCAGCCCTGGCAAAACCGAAAACTACGGTACGCCTGTGCACTTGGAGATTGAGATGGGTGCCGACCTGCGGGCCGTGGTGCAGGAGTGTCTGGCAGATCCAATCGCCGGCCCCACCCTGCTCCGCTACAAGCCGCGGGCGCGCCGGCGTGAGCAGATCGAGGCCAAGCAGTCATGGTCAGCCATCACGCCGGACTACCTGACCAAGGAATTCAGGAAGGCCAGGGATGCGGCGGGTGCCTACAACGAAATCAGCAACCCTCTGGCCCGGCCAACCATCCACGAACTGCGCGCACTGGGAGCCTGGCTGTATGAGCAACAGGGTTTTGCGAGGGAGTATGTGCAGGCCCTGATGGGCCACGCGAGCGAGGACATGACCGCCTACTATCAGGCCGGACATGAGGGGAAAGGCATCACTTACCAGCGGGTGCAGGCGGGGTTGAAACTTTAAGCTGGGTGGATCGTTTGCCCAAAATATTCCCAATGTTTGCCCAAAACAAAAAAGGCGACCCTTACGGATCGCCCTTCTAAGCCCCGTGCTAGACGGGTTTTGTTTGGTAGGCACAATTGGACTCGAACCAACGACCCCCACCATGTCAAGGTGCCGGCCAGCCAAACGCAAGCAACTGATTTACAAGGGAAACCGCACGTTTTTTGGTACTTCAAAAACAAGCAGGCACCCTAGAGAAATCAATAACTTGCAACTGTATTTTCCTACAGTGTCCGCGCAGGCAAAGCGTCCTGGCAACTGCGGGGCGTGCGGTGGGGTCACGGTTTTGCGCTGGCAGTACGAACCCAGTCCTGCAGGGCGGTGAGGCGAGCGCGGCACTGGTCGGCGCGGCCGGTTACTCGGACAACACCTGCTGCAGTTGCTGGGTGTAGGTCTGCTCGGGCTCCGGCTCCATCATCCAGGCGGGCGGGGTCGGCATTGCCGGGCACTCCACTGGCACAGGCTGGAGCGGCGATGCGGACTGACAGCCGGCTGTGAGCGCCAGCCAGATCAGCAGACAGGCGGTCGATCGTTTGTTGCGCATGGGTTAGCTCCTGGTAGCGCTGAGTGTCGACAGCGGCAAGCGCCTGGGTGAGGCGCTGCTGGGCCGCCTGTTGTGTGGCCAGCTGGGTGGCAGCGGCGCGGCTGATTTCGGCGAGGGCGTCTGCATGCACCCGCTCGGCGACCGCGAGACGCTCCTGCCAGCGCAGGCCGTTGAGCCACGCCCCGGCACAGGCAGCCGCCAGCACCGCGCCAGCCACCAGCACCTCCACCGCCGCCAGGCGGTATCGATCGGGGATCATGGCAACACCTCACGCAGGGCGGCGGCGTAGTTGCGGCCCCATTTGGCGCGCAGCTCGGCGCGCTGGTCTGGGGTGCCTCGGGTGTAGGCGCCGGGGCGCCAGGTGCGCAGGTAGAGCTGCCAGCCGCCCTCTGCGTCATGCAGGGCTGGCAGTGGCGGGCGGTCTGTCCACATGAGCAGGCGGGCCAAACCAGCGGCCAGCACATCATCGCGCTCGATGGCATCCCATACCGCCCGTGGCGACGGATCAACACCGCGCACCGCGCACAGGCCCACAGCCAGATCGCGCACGCTGTCGTCGTGGTAGCGCAGCAGGCCGGTCACCATCCCGCCGCCCTGCTCTGCCTGCCAGAACGACTTGGCCGGCCCGGTAGGACGTGGCGGCGAGCCGACCAGCTGGCGGCGATGCTCGAACCGGCTCTCCTGCAGGCCGATCGCCAGCAGCAGCACCTCAGCCTGCTGGCCCGACATGCGGGCAGGCAGCAGCGCGAGAGCCGGCCGGATGGCCCGCTCCCGGATTCGGGATAGAGTCATGGTGTCTCCAGAAATGAAAAAGCCCGCACAGGGCGGGCTGGGTTGACGGGCGCTATGTCAGGCGGCCGGCGCATCGACTGCCGCTAGCTCCGGCCACTGAATGCTGTGCGGGAACCCCGGCTGCTCGGTAATGTCACGCAGGGCTTGCCGGTCTCCCTAACTAGCGCGCCTCATTCAGCCCGCTGGCCACCCCAGCCCCAGCATTTCCTCAGTAAGCGTACCAGCCTCAAGTGCTGCAAGCAGCTCGGCCTCCCGGTCGAAGCACGCCTGCACATGCGCCCGGACAGCCCGAGCAATCCCGATGACCTGCTGGGCGTTCAGCTCGACGAAGCCGCCTGTGGTTTTCCACTGCATCACGTAGGCCGGGTCGATGGTCGCCTCCAGCGCAGCCCCGTTGATCAGCAGCTTGCTGCGGTCGTCGGTGTTGATCTGCAAGCCGTTCATCGTGATGCCACCGACCTCTGCCTCGTAGCGGCGAGCGGCGATGGCTGCAGCAGTCGGCGCTGGGTTGCGGACCCGCTCAATATCCTCGGCGGTCGCCACGCGCCACCCAGGGCCGGTCGGAACAGGGAACTCCTGCAGGAAATGCAGCTCGGTGTTGTAGTACATCAGTTTTTAGCCCTCGATGCGTAGACTTTTTCGATCCCGTACCCTGATGTGAAGCCCTTAGTGGTGAGCGTGGATGCGTTCGTGATAATCAAGACCGTGACGCCGCTACCGGCGAATATGAAGTACAACGCCCGGCCGCCCGCCAGCAGCTCTTGTGTCAAGACGAATGGGTGTGAGTTCAGCTTGGCGGCGTCACTATGCTGCAGCCAGATCATATCGCCTGCAGCAAGTGGCCTAGAAAGGTTCAGTGCTACTCCATTCGAGCCGATGTTACCGCTCCACAGCAGCTCCGGCGTCTGCTTGATGCCAGCCTCCAGGGCAGCAACCTTGCTCTCCGCTGTACTCACACGCCCTGCCAGATTCGCGTAGTCACTAGCCAGTTGCGCAGCGTTCGCGGAACCGACCTCGGTAACGGCACCGAACAGCTTGATAACCCAGCAGCCGGTCACGTTCAGTGGGCGTGTCTCATTGCCGCCTGTGCTGTCCGTGCTGATCGTGCCAGTTTGCGCACGCGAACTGTCGGCAACACCAGCAGCGCCGTCGGTAGTACCAACCCCGAATGTGTGGGAGTGCGCCCTCAATTCATCAATCTGAATAACGCCAGCAATCTCAGCACTCAGCACACCGTCACCGCGCAGGAATACAGCACCTAGCGAGCCAGAGAACTTACCGTTGTAATCGGGGAGGCGGAACGTACTGCTGCCATCGCCAGTGGTGTACTTGCCCCGCTCGGCAGCAGTGGATTGCCAGGTGGCTTCGGCCACAGTCGGCACGTTACCTGCCTGGATACCCACCCATGCGTCCGGGTAAGTGGCACGGCTTATCGTCTGACCGTCTGCCACCACATAACCCGCAGGAACAGCCGAACGCTGAGGCCACCACATAACGGAGAACAGCGGGCTGCTATCACCCCCGCCAATCGGTTTCCAACCCCCACCCTGATACCCCTCAAACTGAGATGTTTCAGAGTTGTAGCGAAGCTGTCCATTTACAGGCGAGGCAGGACGCTGAGCCCCAGTGCCCGCAGGGATAACGGCTGCGCCGGTTGTACTGGTCAGGGGGACTTTGGTGGGATCAGCTACTGTGATATCGGCGGTGCCATCGAACGATACACCGTTGATGGTGCGGGCAACTTGCAGCTTGGTGGCCGAGAAGGCGTTGGCTGCACCTACAGCTTGACGTACGCGCTCGGAAGTCCATGCCCGGCGGATGGTCGCGGTGCCAGTCTCGGCCTCGGCCTGGCTGACGGTATCTGCCGACCACTCTGTGGCAGGCAGCAGGTCACCCGGAATTTTGTCGCCAGCTTGCATCTCGCGCAGCTGGCCCTGACCGGCGCCGAGATCCACCAGCTTCAGGGGAGTTACATCAGCCATTGAGCACCACCGCAACGGTTAGCGCGCCGCCTGATGCCTGCTGGACAGGTAGCGCGTAGTGGATATCCAGCGCCAGCTTGAGCATGGCGCCCTCTGCGTTGTAGGAGCGCAGGTAGAGCGGTAAACCGGCCACGGCATCCCCAGCAGGGAGCTGCCGTGTGCGGCCGCCTACGCGCACCAGGGGGCGGCGGGCTGGCATTACAGGTACACCGGCGCGTATTCGACGGTGACCAACTCAGTAGCCGAGGCCGCACGCCCCAGGTATTGGCACAGTTGGCCGGTGTCCGTTTGCGGGTCCAGCGGCGCATTGATCAAGCCGCCCGCTGTGCCTAGCCAGTAATGCGCGCCGGGGGTCAGGCCGCTGA